GAGAATCTCATCTGGCAGGGTGACACCACCCTCACCACCAACAGCGACCTCAAGTGGTTCGACGGATTCCTCAAGCAGTTCGGCGCTGACTCCGATGTCATCGACGTTGCAATCGCTTCCGGCACCTCCGCCTATAACGGTATCCTCGCCGTCTACATGGCGCTTCCAGAGGAAGTCCTCAAGCGCGGTGGCGTCATCTTCGTGGGACCGGCGATCTATCGCGCCTTCCTGCAGGACCTCGTCGCCCTCAACTTCTTCCACTATGCCGGCCCTCAGAACGCCGCACCGGAGGAGTTCATCATCCCTGGCACCGACGTCCGCGTCATCAAGACTCCGGGCCTTGCCGGTTCTCTTGACATCGTGGGTACCTTCGCCAACAACCTCGTCTACGGTACCGACATGGAGAACGACGACGAGCGCATCCTCATCGAGTACGACAAGATGAAGGAGGCCTTCCAGCTGAAGCTGAAGTGGTGCTCCGGCGTCGCCTATTACTTCCCGGACATGGTGGTCCTCGGCACCTTCGCCGCAGCCCCTGTCTCCACTATGGGCGCCAATGCCGCAGCCCTCGCGGGCATCCAGGCAGCAGCCGAGGCTCTCGCCGACGCAGACAAGGTATTCAAGACTAAGGAGCAGGCTTAACAACACCCTCTGCGGTACTCTGTAACGAATCCAACGAGCGCGGGTGGATACATACCCGCCCGTGCTCTTTAAACGCTTAAAAAACGACGATTATGCCTAATTCATGTTCACAGACTCTGAACGGCCTCGCGAATGACTGCTCTCCTTCAATGGGAGGCGTTGTCGAGGTCTATATAGCGAATCACGCTGACGTCACCGGCGTCACCCCGACGGCGGACAAGATCACCGCGATCACCCTCGCATCCGGCGCCAAGTTCAAGAAATACGCGCTGCCGAGGAACACCGCCAGCCTGTCGTCCAACTACACGATCAGCAACGAGAACGGCACGAAGTTCGTGGTCTCCGACCTCGTCATCCAGGCTAACAAGATGGATACCGTCAAGCGCATCGAGTTCGTGGCCCTGGCACAGGGCGAGCTCGCCGTCATCGTCAAGGACGCGAACGGCGCCTACTGGTATCTCGGCTACGACGCACCTGTCAAGGCATCCGCAGGCGACGGCCTCACCGGCACCGCCCGCGCCGACAGGAACGGCTACTCCGTCACCCTTCAGGACAACTCGCTCGTGCTCCCTATGGAGGTCGACGCGACTATCATGTCCGACATCGTGGACGCTTAACCCGATTTCTTTCCTCGCATATCGCGGAGGCCGTGCTTCATCAGGAGGCGCGGCCTTCCTCGTTTACGTTCGGGCGGCAATTGATATTTATAATAAAACGACTTCATAATGATTTATCTGAATGGAAATAACGCCGGGGAGCAGACGATATTCGTCCCGCATGGAGGCTATGCCGGGGAGACCGGATACTTCCGCGTCTGGAGCACCGTCGACGTCGACGAATGGAGGGCTATCCCGGTGAGCTCGTCACGCAGGCAGGGCGCGTTCCTGGTCCTGACGGTGACTTTGCCGGAGGACGTCCACAAGGGAGAGTACGAATACGAGCTGCTGGTGGGGGAAGGTACCGTCACGGGACTGCTCCGCGTCACCGGCGAGGACGAGGTGGAAGTCGTGCAGTATGGTGAAACTTATCAAGTAAAGCAATATGGCGAATCTGAATGAAAACGACAGGCAGGCGCTGCCGGTATCCTTCGCGGCTATTGATCCCTACGTCGAGACGCACATCGTCACTCCGAGGGAGAAGACGACGTCGCGGGACTGGGTGGAATGGGGAGACCGCAACCGTTATCCCGATTTCCTTCTCGGCCTGTCAAAGGACAGCCCGACGCTGCGGTCCGTGATCATGGGGACCGTCGACTTCATCGTCGGCGACGACATCACGATAGCACCCCTTCCCGATGCAGGTTACAGGGCCGGCGTCATGAATCCGAAAGGGACCACGATCCGCGAGCAGGCACGCACCCTCGCCTTTGACCGCGAGCTGTTCGGCGGCTTCGCCCTGCAGGCGGTCCGCAATGCGGCAGGCAAGGTCGTGGCGGTCTACCACGTGCCGATGCAGTACCTCCGCTCCAACAAGGAGAACACCGTGTTCTACTATTCCGAGAAATGGAACAGGGGCGGGCTCGCTAAGGTCCTGGAATATCCGAAATACATGGATATATCGCCGGAGAGGTGGCAGACGCTGACCGACGAGGAAAGGGAAAGGAACTACAACACGATCCTTTTCGTGAAGAACGACCACACGCAGACGTATCCGCTGCCGGACTACTGCGCGGCCGTCAAGGACTGCCTGTGCGAGGTCTGCATCTCCGACTATCACCTCAACAGCATCAACAACGGCTTCTCCGGCTCCCTGCTCGTCAACTTCAACGACGGCAAGCCGTCCGACGAGATCAGGAAGGAGATAGAGCGCATGTTCAACGAGAAGTTTTCCGGCCACCAGAACGCGGGCCGCATCATATTCTCGTGGAACAGCAACAAGGAGAAGCAGCCGACGCTCAGGGAGCTCAAGGTGGAGGATTTCGGGGAGAAGTACAAGGCGCTCGCGCTTTCGAGCCGCCAGCACATCTTCACCGCCTTCCGCGCCACCCCGATAATCTTCGGAATCCCGACCGACAACAACGGCTTCAGCAACGACGACTACGACGGTGCCTTCCGTCTGTACAACAGGACGACGGTGCGCCCTGCGCAGCAGTCCATAATCGAGGCTTACGAGCGTCTGTACGGACAGACGGGCATCATCAGTATCACGCCGTTCTCCCTCGCCGGGGAGACCGAGCAAAAAGTGCAGTGACATGAAAGAAATACTACTTACGAACGAGCGATTTGTCCGCGAGACGTCAGGCATCAGCGACAACCTTGCGGGGCGGTATATCCTGCCGTCCATCAGGGAGGCGCAGAACGTCTATTACCGGGGCATCGTCGGGGACGCGCTCCTTGACAAGCTCAAGGCCCTCGTCGACGCCGGCACCATAGGCCAGGCGGGCAACGAGGCGTACAAGGCGCTGCTGGAGAAATCGCAGTATTACATAACCTACCGAGCAGTCGTCGAGGTGGCGCAGCACGTCAATTTCAAGGTCGCCAACGCGGGCGTCATCCAGACGCCTGACGAGAACATGCCGGCGGCCGATCACCTCGACATGTGCAGGCTGCAGGACTACTACGTCGCGAAGGCGGACAGCATGGCAATGGACCTCCAGGGCTATCTCCTTGACAACAGGGCCAGCTTCCCGGAACTCTGCGAGTGCGACTGCAACCGGATCAAGGCAAACCTTTACAGCGCGGCGTCCTGCGGGATATTCCTCGGAGGGCCTCGCGGAAAAATAGAGCGTTAACATGAATCTTTTGCAGACCATACGGGCAATCGAGAAGACGGCGGCGCTCCAGCCTAACGTCGGAAGCATCGTGCGTAACGACGTCTTCCGGCTCAATGCGTGGCCGGCGGCGAGGTACGCGGCCTTCGCGTGGCTCCAGAACGAGCACTCGAGCGCGGCCGAGTCGGGGATGATCACCTACGACTTCACCTTCTTCTACATCGACCGCCTGACGGCCGACAGGGGAAACGAACTGGAGATCCAGTCGCACGGCATAGAGACGCTCACGAACATACTGGACGCCTTGCCGGACCTCGGCCTTTACCCTTCGGAATACACCTTCAGGACGTTCAACCAGCGCTTTTCCGACGAGTGCGCGGGCGTCTTCTGCAACGTCTCCCTGGAGGCGCGCAAGGACGGGCTCTGCGCCGAGGCTTACGACTTCGTCGAGGGGACGGGTTCCTTCGACATGTCCTTCGACGAGTCATTCGACTGCTGGCGCTGGGTGATTAACGGAAAGACAATATATATTCACTGATATGAGCAGATATGACAACCTTATCGCGGATATAGCCGCCGTGATAAAGAACAACACCACACAGGCTATTACGGGGCAGGTCCTTCAGGACGTGCTCGTCCAGATCGTCCAGGACATTCGGGACTGGAAAGTCGAACAGGAGGACGGAAAGGGACTCTCTGCGAACGACCTCACCGACGCGCTGCTTGAAAAGCTCAACTCGGCGATACAGCCGGAGGCGCTCGCTACGGCAATCGCTAACGCGGTCGCCGACTACGTGGCGAAGGCTGACATCGTGCAGAGCACCGGAACGGGCGTCGACAAGGTGATGTCCCAGAAGGGCGCCACCGACGCCTTCGTAGACAAGGCTGACGCGAACAAGACCGAGCTTTCAGCGGCAAACGAAATGGCGGCTCTTGAAGCGCGTGTCGAGACTCTTGAATCTAAGTTTTTCAACCTGCAGTTGCAAGTTGCGACGGTGCAGTTCATGAACGTAGGCAGGGAACTGAACGCGGGAGGAATACGAATTACCGTTGACGACGACGGTGCTTTGCTGATACAGGGAGACCTGCACGTCGCCGGGCAAATCATAAATCCATAGAGCCATGTTCGGGGACATCATACTTACCGGGAGTCTTACGAAGGATGCTTTCGTGTTCCCGTCGACGGAGCCGGTGGGCTTCCAAATTTTCGGTGTCGTCGGCTGCAACGACGGCAAATTTACTGACGTTGCCTTCCAGATTATCCGCAAGGACGGGGAGGACGTGGAAGGTTCCTTCAAGGCCGAGCCTTGGGGCTTTTCGACAGATTACAAGGGCGACGACGTTGAGGAATTGCGCCGCGTTCTGGATTCGTTCAAAGAACACGTTGGGGAAAAATATCATGTAGAATGGGCCGAGAAGCCCGAAGAAATCAAGGAGGACGAATAATGACTTACAACTATATTTTCGACACTCTGGCGCAGTACACGACCGCCAAGAGCGCAGGAGGAG